TAACCTCCGAAATCTTATCGAAAATTGCTTTACTATTTTCATCTATTGCATAAGTTATAAATTTATCTCTTCTGCCATTGTTTGAAAATTGTAAACTTCCATTAGTCGGGCTACCTTCTTGAAATATCTTTTGCTGTATAGCAAAGGCAACATTTTTAACTTCTTTATCTCCACTTGCAATACCTCTTTGTTCTACCCACGAAATTAAAGCATCTATCGGAATACGTTTAGCGCCTTTTTGTCGTCCACTTTCTACCCATTTAGCGAAATCAACACCGTAAATATTAATATTATTACCCTCTAATTTCCACGTTAAACTATCTTCTAACTTACCTGTATTGCTATGTCCTTGTGCCACAAACTCAGCCTTTATGAAGTCAATTACAAATAAGGCTATTAACTCCGCGCCTTTACTCTCCATATTCAAACTCCCCTAAAGTACAAGTATTTGCAGTTACAACGGTTAAATTAGCCGTAACTTGCTCAAATTTGCCATTCATTGCACGTTTGGCAAGAAATCCACCGCTAATCTCTATATTATAACCCAATTCATGCAACGCTTTGCGCTTAACCTCAGCTAAATATCTATCCATGATATTTTTTAAAGTCTGCTGTTTAACGGGCCTTGCAGTAGTTCCGCGCTCTTCCATATTATAAACATCATACAAAAACACTCTCAAAGTCCAACGTGTTTGGTTTTGCATTCCGTTTTCTCTGTAATTACCTACATTTTGATAGTCCGGTGTATCAGCTACTAATACGTGTGGGTATAGCCTACTAGGTGCACCGTTCATTTCAAACGGACTTTCGTAAGAAAACGAATTTACAGCGGTGTAAGCCGTTGCAACCTCTTCCATTAATGTTATAATCGTATCAATCATTTTTATACATTTTTAGTTTTGCTAACTTTACATTCAAGTAGTCCAATATTGTTAAACAATTTTCTTCTAATACGCTTTCTAAAGGTGTTTTGCCATTCGCATTATAAACTGCATCACTTGCGACTTCGTAACCAAATGCAATCCAAAAATTTTGCTCGACAATGGAGCTAAACTCTTTTCTAACTTTTCCACCACTTGCATCTTCATTTCTGAAAATTCCGATAAAAAACTTTGAAATCTGTTCAAGTCCTTTTGAAACAAAAAAAAACCGCTGAATGCTTCCAACAAATTTAAATTCATAAAAAGTTTGGTTCGTTCCTCTATTCCTTTATCCGAAAAATCCGAGCCATACAAAACCGCGTTTAAACTTGCTAAGGCAGTAGCATCGGTTTGCTTTGCTTTGCTAATTATATCGTGCATTTGCCCCATTAAAGCAAATTGTTTATAATTATTGTTGCCTAACCAAACGCGCATTCCTGACAATGTTTGCAACTCTTTGCGTTTTTCGTACTTTTTACCCTCAATTTTAACAAAATCTTGCTCTAAATAGGTATCAGGAACACGCAAACCTAGTACAGATAATTCGCAAATTGGGACTAAATCTTTTTCCAAATCTAGTCTTTCAAGGATATTTAACGGCATATCGGACGCTTTTAACAGAAATTCAATACACCATTTAAAAGAGTAGTCGCATTTAGGTAGTAATTGGTTTGCCCAAATTAAATCTTTTACCTTAAATTCCTGTAAAGTAGTACGTACATTGTACGATTTACCAGCTACGACTATTCGCATATTTCCCCCCACCCTTTTTTAACAAATACCTCAGCTTTTAATTTATCTAAGTAAAAAGTTTTAGTGCCCAAAGTCGGATCACTACCATTACCAACAAACTTTATTTTATCACTTTTAACCGCTTTCGGTGTAAATGTTAAATTTTCTACTTTTGTAGCTACTTCTTTATTTAATTTCTTTGCCATAATTTCATTATTAATTTGGTTTCCTACAAAGATAATATTTTTGCTCGATATATTATAATCATGCTTTATGTCAATTAAAAAACCATTGATTTTATCTAATTGTATTCGCTCAAATTCTACACCTAAGCCACGCAAATACTTTTCGCTGTTATTGTCACAACCTTTGTTAATCTTACCGTTCCACGCTTTCCATTTACATTTATCAAGTACACTTTTAGGGTAATACCTACCAGCACCGAAATGTTTATCTAGGTGTAAATAGCTTGTAATTTTATGTTGCGTACTGTAAAAATAAATATCACTAAATCCCATTACTTTATTGGTATCTAGTGAGTAGTACCAACGTATTACATTTTCGCAAATTAAATCATCGCTCCCCAATAACACCACAGCATCGGGGTTAAATTCCTTTGCTTTCAACATCATAGCGTTGTTTTTAGCTGTTAATGGATTGTTTTCGGTTTCAATGTACACCAATCCTTTGGCTAAATCCTTACTTATCTGCCCCTCACTACCAGCAACAACGACTGTAAATCCATACTTTTTACTTAGCTTTCGATAGTAATCCAATACGATTTTAGTTAAATCGTGCCTTTGATAGATAGCAATTATAAAAACAAGTTTCTTCATAATTTTAAGTATAAAAAAAGGGTGAAGCATTACACCCCACCCCTCTTATTTAACCCCTATGGCTGAGTTATTAGGTTGTTTCTAAACTTGCTATTGCAGTAGAGAATGTTCCTTTTACAAATGCAGTCCTGTCGTTAGTCTTAACAACAACCGCACCCCTCCACTCTGCACGTAAAGTAACAAAGTTTTTAGTAAAGTCGTCATTTTCGTAACCTAAATCATACTTAACACCGTCTTTTTCAACTAAGAAAGCTTTTTCAAAGTTCCCCATTAAGAAAGTACCAGCTGGTACTAATGTAGTCGGTACAATTCTAGTAACCCCGTCCAACAATAAAGAAGACCCGATAGCTTGTAAACGGTCGATATATCTCTTATCAGTTGCCGATACTTTAGCTACTTTTAAACTTGCAACATCTCTAGGATTTAAAAACGCTAAGTTTGCGCTTCCTTGCTCTGCTAACTCAATTTGTAAATTACCTGCTACCAATACATCCACTACGTTAGCGTTATCAATAGGCGCATCAAAATCCGCTCCTGTAATTGCAAATGCAGTTGCAACAGTGTTAACACCTCTTAAGTTAGTACCAGTACCGTTACCGCTAAATGCAGTGTTTTCAACAGCTTTGTACAATTCACGCATTAATTCCGCCTCAATTTCGCTTTGCATCCAGTCAATATCGTCCAACATTTCGTTAGATACCTTGATAAATGCAGTTGTTTTCTTAACATTTTCACTTGAAACAACTAAATCAAAATCGATTTTGTTTTTCAATAACCCCTCTCCTGTTTGACCAGCTGTACCCTCTTGGTTCGCTTGTGCTACCCAGCTAATAACATTTGAAGAAGTTGAACGAGTTTGTAAAGCATTTAAAAATTTTGTATCTCGCGATGCAATACCATTTAACCCCTCTATACGGTCTTCAACTGGTACATTACCACCGCTTACATTTGCAAAAGTCATGTTGCCAACTGCTTTGAACGACACACGTCCTTCGCCTTTTTCTTTCAATGATTTTAAAGCGTCTTTGTTCGCTTCTAAACTTGCTCTTAACTCCTGAGAGAAAGACTTAGCAATTTGATTTACTGTTTTCATTTTTTCTAATTTTGTGGAAATTTCCTTAAATCCAACTTCCATTTGGTTTTTAACTACTTTAATTTCATTTTTTAAGCCTTTGTTCTCTTCCTCTAAATTAGAAGCTAACTTTGCTAACTCTTCTTGGTACATAGCAACTAATTCTGCTTGTTGCTCTTCAGGTAATTCATCGAAATTTTCAATACCTTGCAATACTAAGAATTGCTCTAATGTTGTTTCGGACGTAAAGCCGTCCATTTTTTTAACTGATTTTTTCATGTTATTTTTTAATTAAGTGTTTATAAAAATTTTTCTTTGGTTGCGTTTCTTCAATTTGAGTGATAACATTCGGCTCAGCTTTTAGAGTGCTATTGCAAAATTCATAAAATTTATCTATATCTCCAAATTTATTATAAATTTTCTCTATTTGCGCTTCGTCTGTTGTATTATTATCTAAAACACCTGTCAAAGTATTGCTACCCTGTAACACTGCGCTAATTTCAAATAATTTCGCTTCCTTTACAATCCAAAAGTACCCACATTCGTCCGCGTCTTTTTCATTCCCTAGCAATGGTAAATATTTGCCCCAGTTAGCAAACCCCTCTTTGTCGTAGGTGTCGTTAATCGCTAAATCAATAGTTACATACTGCATACCAACGCTATGCTGGTTTATCATGTTGTTTTTGTACTGGTGGAAAATACTAGGGTTTAAAGCCTTGATTATTTCCACATCACTAACAAGGCTCTCGGTTGTGCCCTCTTTATCAATTCCTAACTGTTCCCAGCTTAATTCTAGCTCTAAGGTTTTAATAGCCTTACCAATCTTTGCAGTAACATCTGCTTTGTGGTCTGCTAAGATGAACGGTACATTTTCGTTAATTGATTTCGCAAAACAACCGCCTAAATGTACGTCCCCATGATTGTCTAACCAGTTATAAGTATTGCCTATAATCGTTCGGTAAAGAACCTCTTCCTCGTCCATTGGTAACGATTTGTTTTCGATTTGCAATACCTTTAAAGGCACTTGGTTAATACCATTTACAAACCTTTTAACCGTTGATTTTTTAAATCTTATCAACTCTTTTTTATTCTCTATTATGTGTTTTAGTTCCATTTTATAAGTTATTTTTTAATTGGCTAATTAATTTTGCTTTTTCCTCTTCGCTCATTGTTGCAATAATGTTGTTTACAACTAGCGGGCTTAGTAAAGTAGCAAATTTGCTTTGTTTTTCATCTTCTGAATAAGCTTGGTAATCTAACTCAGTACGTGCTTCATCAATAGTAATTAAACCAGCTTGCACCAATTTTAACACCGCTTCAATATCAGCATTCCTATCTTGTTTTAAAGCCGAAATGTTACCGCTATCAATCTCTATTTTATAATTCAATCCTGTAATAGCATTGTAACGCTTTACTAATTGCTTATTTTTTTGCGCCAAAATTTGCTCCATTAATGGAATACAAGTTTGGTTGTAAAAGTCTTTCATCGCTTCCTGCATATTCGCATACGTCGAAGCACTTACATCGCCGAAAATAATGGATTGAACACCAAACAAACCACAAACCGCGCGTAGGTGTTCGGCTCTCATACCTAGCAACTGCATGTCCGTTGCGCTCATTCCTAACTGCTTATAGTCAACTGCTCCTTGTAATGCAACAATCTTATTTGCATTTTTTGCCCCACCAATACGGCTGTTTAAATCCTTTTGGATAATATCTTTATCGTTGGATGTTAAAATTAAATCGTTTTTAGAAGAAATAATACCACTTGCACCCCTATTTTCGTATAGGCTACTCTCTGCAATATTTCTATTAGTTGACGCTTTAAGCAAATCGTAACCAGCTTGTAAAGGACTTAACCCCTCAGCTTTTCGAATTCCCTCGATGCTAGGATTGAAGTAGTGAGTGTGCATAATTTCCAACGGTGCTATTTTGCGAATAGCTACACCGTCGTTAAATTCGTAACGGTCAATGTCCGATAATATACTTTGGCTTTCGCGCCATGCACGTACGTTTTGAGTAGGCAAAATGTAGTTCTTAATAGGAAGCTTTGCACCCATGTATTCGTATGGTGTATAATGGTAAGCGTCGCCTGTAAGCAATAAATATAACACTTCCTTGTAAAGTGCCTGTTCGAAGCTGTCGTTATCGTGCCAATTCTCAAACAAAAAAGTTTTTAGTTCATCTTTACCCTCGATAAACTCAGCATCCTGAGTTAATATAATAGGTAAACTAGCCGTTACTTTAGCTATACGAGTAGCAACCGCGTAAACCATATCATTAGTTATATAACCCTCGTTGATTAGTATATCTTCACTGATATTTAAGCCTAAGCGACCGCTAGAGAACAACGGAATAAACACGCTTTCACTTGTCGCCCCTTGCTTCTGCTGGTCTGCGAAAACATTAAACGGCTCATTCTTAACCGCTTTTAGTATATTGGAAATATAGTTTTTTATTATCATGTTTACAAAATTATAAAAAAAATCAATAAGAATAATCAAACCACCTTAAATAATATCCAATCGCATCGATACTATGGTCGTTGCCGTCTTCGGGCACTTCGCCAGCGCGGTCTTTCCACTTGTAATTATAGAGTTCATCTTGAATGCTTGCACTCTCAGGAGTAACGAATAGCTTATAGCTTTGGAGCAGCTGCAATGTAGCCAACTTCTTTTTGCCCAAACATGGGACAGCATTGTACCCGTTCAAAACCAGCATATTGATTAAGTCTGGTCTTGCATTATCACAAACAATCACTTTGCTTTTATCCTTAATTTTGGTTTTAAGCATTTCAAGTAAGTTATTAACATTTAACCCACTTGAGTAAATCTCTTGCTTTACCCACATTTGTTTGTCGCGCTTACTTACAGCACACTTTGTAAGTGTAAAAGGATCTTTCATTCCCCAGTCGATGCAATACCCGTAAATATCAGTATCAGGAAATGAAGCAACCTCCCAATCTGTAATTATAGTTCCCGATACCCTACCCAATAAACCTAAGCCGTAAACCCGCCACCAATTAAAATAATACCCTGTTGTACCTCGTTTAATTTCTTGGTTATGCTTAAGTTGTGCGGTGCGTAAGTCCTTAATTTGGTCTTCTGTTAAATTCTCAATATTATCTAAAAAAGTGGAATGTATTACTTGAGTTCTTTTGTCTTCCAATATTCCGCAAGTATCTATCCAGAACTTTGCACTCGGGTTGTAATCTAGGAATATAGCGCCCCTTGTACGTTGGAATAATTGGTGTAATATTT